CTTTGCAAGAACTTAGTAAAGCTAAAAAAATAAAAAAGAAAAATTATGACAAATTATGATTGGAACTGTAAAACAGTAGACGCTTATCCACAAGATGGAGATTACACAGATGTAGTGTACAATGTACATTGGATTGTAACAGGAACTTCAGATTCTGAAGGTGTTACTTATTCATATACTATTATTGGTACGCAAGTATTAGATACTAGTGTTATCACAGATTTTATTCCTTTTGATGAACTAACTAACGAACAGGTAGTAAGTTGGACTAAGTCTGCAATGGGTGAAGAGCAGGTGGATAGTATTGAGACTGCTATTCAGTCTGAAATAGACAATTTAATTAATCCCACAAGTGTTACTTTGACTATAGGAGAGTCCGAGTAATTTTATTATATTTGTAGTAAAATTATAATCAAATGGAAAAATTAACGCAAGAAGAATTATCTAATTTACAAAAAGTAATTCAAGAATTTAATCAAGCAAAAATACAACTAGGAGAAACTGTAATTGCACAGCAAAATCTTTTAGAAAGTGTAAAACAAATTAAACTAGCTTACTCTGACATAGAGAAAAGTTTAATGGAAACTTACGGAACAGATGCTTTGATTAACATTGAAACAGGAGAAATTTCTAAAGAAGAAAAAAAAGAAGAATAAACTATGGCACAGATAAGTACTTACTCATCAATACAGACTCCAACATTAGACGATAAGTTAATTGGAACTGATATTGAAAATGAAAATTTAACTAAAAATTTTACTATATCAAGTATTTTATCTTTAAAAGCTATTAGTTCTACTTCGGTATTATCTTCAGTAGATAACACAAATCAAGAGCCAAGCGGCTTAGATTCCCCATTACAGGTAACATTTGGAGCTGCTCAAGGAGCAGCTTCTGACCCTGTTATGTTAGATGCACTTGGTAACATTACATTTAACCAAGCAGGACTTTACTTGTTTAATGGGTATGGAAATTTTGAAAGACAAGGCTCTTCAGGTGGAGTTACTGTAATTTTATTTAGAGCATTGTTAAATGGAGTTCAAACAGGACCTACTAAAGGTGTTGAGCTTTCAGGTACAGGCATTATGTTCCCTTATGAATTAACTTTACCTATACAAGTTAGTGCAGGAGATGTTCTTACTTGGGAAATTATGAGAGATAGTTCAGGCGTAAATGCAGGAGGGTTATATATTCACACAAATAGTGGACCTTGGTCTAACGTGCCATCTTCTGATATTAGAATATATAAGCTAGGGTAGTGGGTATAATTAGAAAAATATCTATTGGTCCTGATTACAAATCAGGTGCTATGCATTACATTACGGGTCAAAGGGTTCTTAATGATACATACATTATACATTTAATAAAATTTAATAATACAAGCCAATCAATAGAGATATGGATCGAGTCTAAAGATGAAATAGTTCTTTGGAAAGAGTTTACTCATACCGTGCCAATATCTATTGAATACAATATAAGATTTTAATGAAATCACCGTTTAGCTTTATAGTAAAGCCAATTGACGGAAAGAGATACAGTAATACAAAAGAAATAGCAGGTCTAGATCTTATTGTAAGCACATCGGAAGAAGATCATAAATTTTCTAACAGATATGCTGAGGTTATCGAAACTCCAATTGGCTACACAGGAGGCATCACAATAGGTGACACCTTACTTGTGCATCATAATGTATTTAAGTTTTACAACGATATGAAAGGTAGGCAGAAAAGTGGAAAGAGCTTTTTTAAGGATGATCTTTTTTTCGTAGACTTAGATCAATTTTTTATGTATAAAAACAAAGATGGTTGGAATGCATACGATAGGTATTGTTTTATAGAACCAATAAAAAGAGAAGACTCTATTATATTTAAGAATACTGTAGAAGAACCTCTAGTTGGTATTATGAAATATCCAAATGAATATCTTGTTTCAAAAGGAATAAATCCAGGAGATAGAGTTAGCTTTACTCCTGAAAGTGAGTATGAATTTACGGTAGATGATGAGAAGTTATATAGGGTTTACGATCATCAAGTAACAATTAAATTATGAACGTAAAAGAAACAAAAAAGAAAATAATAGAAGCAGGTCACAGAGCTGTTGAACAATTAATAAAAGTGGCTAAGGAAGATATTATTAAGCACGACCCCCAAGATGATTTGGCTGCTGATAAATTAAAAAATGCAGCAGCTACAAAAAAGCTAGCAATATTTGATGCGTTTGAAATACTAAATAGAATAGAGCTTGAACGAGAGTCTTTAGAGTCTGCTGAAAAAGGAGAAAGTAAAACATCAACAAAACAAGGATTTGCAGAAAGAAGATCAAAATAATTTGTACGTACAATTACACGACTATATACCAAAGAGTGTATTGTCTAGTAAAAATAAAGCTAAGTCTTGGTCGTATGGATATAACGAAAAATATGATGTTGTAATAATATCTAAAGATGGTACTTTAGGAGAAATAATATCTATAAATGGCTTGATAATAGGTCTACCATTAGCCCCTAAAAATATAAAAAAAAGGAGCAAAGATAATAAAAAAGAACAATATTGGGAAAGATCGGAGTTGCCTAAAGAGCTTGATAAGATTCAATCTATATTTCATTGGAATGAAAAGCCATCTGAGTTTAAGGACAGGTGGGTTGATTATATTGAATCTGAGTTTGATTCAAGAGAGTATGGGTATTGGTTTATGAATAATGGCGTGCCAACGTATATTACAGGATCCCACTATATGTACTTGCAATGGACCTCAATTGATATTGGATACCCGGACTATCGTGAAGCAAATCGTATATTGTATATTCATTGGGAGGCTTGTAAGGCTGATAAAAGAAGTTTTGGGCAAGTATATTTAAAAATAAGGCGTTCAGGTTTTTCATTTATGTCTTCGTCTGAATGTGTTAATACGGGAACTCTTGCAAAAGATGCAAGGGTTGGAGTTCTGTCAAAAACAGGATCTGATGCGAAGAAGATGTTTACTGATAAGATTGTGCCTATAAATAGTAGGCTTCCTTTTTTCTTTAAGCCTATAATGGATGGTATGGATAAGCCGAAGACAGAGCTTGCGTTCCGTATTCCGGCATCGAAGATTACCAAGAAGAATATGTACGACACAGATGATAGCGAGTTGTACGGATTGGATACCACAATTGATTGGAAGAATACAGATGACAACAGCTATGATGGTGAAAAGTTATTATTGTTAGTGCACGATGAGAGTGGTAAGTGGATTAAGCCGAATAATATTTTAAACAATTGGCGAGTAACTAAAACCTGTTTGCGATTAGGTAGCAAGATTATAGGTAAGTGTATGATGGGTTCTACATCCAATGCACTTAGCAAAGGTGGAGATAATTTTAAAAAGTTATATAATGACTCTGATGTCAATAGTAGAAACTCTAATGGTCAAACCAAGAGTGGGATGTATTCACTTTTCATACCTATGGAATGGAATATGGAAGGGTTTATAGATAGATATGGAATGCCTGTTTTTAGAGCACCTGAAAAACCTGTGCTTGGTGTTGATAATGAAATGATAAGTCAAGGTGCTATTGATTATTGGGAAAATGAAGTAGCATCATTAAAAAGCGATGCAGATGCATTGAACGAATTTTATCGTCAGTTCCCAAGAACAGAGTCCCACGCATTCAGAGATGAAAGCAAACAGTCTATATTTAACTTAACTAAAATATATCAACAGATAGATTATAACGATGCGTTAATACAAGAACATCACCTTACAAGAGGTAGCTTTCATTGGAAAGACGGCGTAAAGGATAGTCAGGTTATATTTAGCCCTGATAAAGGGGGTAGGTTTAATGTAAGTTGGACACCAAATAAACATTTACAAAATAGAGTAACTGAAAGAAATGGGACTAAGTATCCTGGAAATAATCATATAGGTGCATTTGGTTGTGACTCATATGATATTTCAGGTACTGTAGGTGGTGGAGGTTCTAATGGAGCATTGCACGGCGTTACAATGTTTAATATGGATGAAGCTCCAAGTAATGAGTTTTTTTTGGAATATGTAGCAAGACCACAGACGGCAGAGATATTTTTTGAAGAAGTTTTGATGGCTTGTGTTTTTTATGGTATGCCAATACTTATAGAAAATAACAAACCACGTTTGCTGTATCATTTTAAGAATAGGGGCTATAGAGGATTCTGTATGAATAGACCTGATAAATCTTATAATAAATTATCTAAAACTGAACGTGAATTAGGTGGCATACCTAATAGTAGCGAAGATGTTAAACAAGCACACGCAGCAGCAATAGAATCTTATATAGAAAAGTATGTAGGTTTTGATATAGAGGGCAATTATAGAAGTCCTGATGAAATAGGATCTATGTTGTTTAGTAGAACATTAGAAGATTGGGCTAAGTTTGATATAACAAATAGAACTAAGTTTGATGCAACTATAAGCTCAGGTCTAGCAATTATGGCTACCCAAAAGCATCTATACACTATAGAGAAAAAACAATCAAAAATAAAGATTAACTTTGCAAGATACAGCAATAAAGGAAATATTAGCGAAATTATTAGATGAAGGATGTTAAAATAAACATATCGTCTACAGGGTTTCCAAGTCAATTTGTGTCTGATGCCGAAAAAGCAACAGATGAGTTTGGATTACAAATTGGACAAGCTATTCAGTACGAATGGTTTAAAAAGGATAGCTCACAATGTAGATTTTATAGCCAATGGGGAGAGTTTCATAGACTTAGGCTATATGCTCGTGGAGAGCAATCGGTTGGAAAATATAAAAACGAATTGGCAATTGATGGTGATTTAAGTTATTTAAACTTAGATTGGACTCCTGTTCCTATATTGCCAAAATTTGTAGACATTGTAGTTAATGGAATGTCTGATAGATTATTCAAAGTAAAAGCATATTCTCAGGATGCTATGTCTCAATCAAAGAGAAGTAAGTTCCAAGAAATGATTGAAGGTCAAATGTTAAATAGACCTTTATTAGAAAAGATAGAACAAAACACAGGGGTAAATGCATTCACAGTAGATCCTGAAACACTTCCTCAAACAGACGAAGAATTAGCTTTATATATGCAGCTTAATTTTAAGCCTGCTATAGAGATAGCTGAAGAGACGGCTATCAATACAATGTTTGACGAAAACCGTTACGATGATATTAGAAAAAGAATTGACTATGATTTAACTGTATTAGGTATCGGTGTAGCAAAGCACGAGTTTCTTCCCGGAGCAGGGGTTAAAATAGATTATGTAGATCCTGCTAATATTGTTTACAGCTATACAGAAGATCCTAACTTTAAGGATTGTTTTTATTGGGGAGAGATTAAAACAGTCCCATTAGTAGAATTAAAAAAGATAGATCCAACCTTAACAAATGAGCAGTTGGAGGAAATATCTAAATATGGGCAGTCTTGGTATGACTACTATAACGTAGCTCAGTATTACGATAACGATATATTTTATAGAGACACTACCACTCTAATGTACTTTAATTATAAGACAACTAAGAAGATTGTATATAAGAAGAAGATTAAAGATAGTGGTGCTATTTCTATGGTAGAAAAAGATGACCAATTTAATCCTCCAACAGAAATGATGGAAGAAGGGTCATTCGAAAAAGTAGAAAAAACCATAGACGTTTGGTATAATGGCGTTATGGTTATGGGTACTAATATAATGCTAAAATGGGAGTTGGCTGAAAATATGGTCAGACCAAAGTCTGCTAGTCAGCACGCACTCCCTAATTATGTTGCAGTTGCTCCAAGAATGTATAAAGGTGCTATAGAGTCATTGGTAAGAAGAATGATTCCTTTCGCAGATTTAATACAAGTAACACACTTAAAGTTACAGCAAGTTATATCAAGAGTTGTACCCGATGGTGTATTTATAGATGCAGACGGATTAAACGAGGTGGATTTAGGCACAGGTGCAGCATATAATCCTGAAGATGCATTAAGATTGTACTTCCAAACGGGTAGTGTTATCGGTAGAAGTTACACAGGAGATGGTGAGTTTAATAATGCAAGAGTACCAATCCAACAACTAACGGCTAATTCGGGTGCTTCTAAAGCACAAATGCTTATAGGCAACTACAACCATTACTTAAACCAAATAAGAAACGTAACGGGTCTTAATGAGGCTAGAGATGGAAGTTCTCCTGATCCTGATTCTTTAGTTGGATTACAGAAGTTGGCAGCAGCTAATTCAAACACAGCAACTAGACATATATTAGATGGAAGTTTATATATGTATAGAACAATGGCAGAAGGCTTATCATACAGAGTTGCAGATATATTGCAATACTCAGACTTTAAGGATGAATTTGTAAATAAAATAGGAAAGTATAATGTAAGCATATTAGGGGACATCAATGAGTTGTACATATATGATTTTGGTATATTTATAGAAGTGTCTCCTGACGAAGAGCAAAAAGCTCAGCTTGAGCAAAATATTCAAATGGCACTATCTAAAGGCGATATAAATCTTGAGGATGCTATTGACATAAGAGAGATTAAGAATCTTAAATTAGCCAATCAGTTACTAAAAGTTAAGCGTAAAGCTAAACAAGAAAGAGAACAAAAAATGGCTGCAACGCAACAAGCTATAACTGCACAACAACAATTGCAGTCTCAGCAGGTGGCTGCACAGACTGCTATGCAAAAAATACAAATGGAGTCGCAGTCTAAGATGCAACTAAAACAAGCTGAGGTCGCTTTTGAAATAGAGAAGATGAAAAACGAAGCTATGTTGAAATCTGAATTAATGGACAAAGAGTTTAGCTTACAGGTTCAGCTCCGTAAGATGGAGGTTGATTCATTGGCTTCTAGAGAAGATAATAAAGAAAAGGCTAAGTCGGAACGAATTAGTCAGCAAAACTCTGAGCAATCAAAACTAATAAATCAAAGAAAGAATAATTTACCACCTATGAAATTTGAATCTAACGAGGATAGTCTAGATGGGTTTGACCTAGCTGAATTTGAGCCAAGATAAAACACAATTATTTTTTGTTTAATTTTGCATAAAATATAATCAAATGGAAATAAAAGTAAGAGAATTAAGTAATGTCGAGTCAAAGTCTGTTCAGGAAGTTGAACAAGAATTGCTTGAAAAACACGAAGAAAAGTTGAATGAAGATGTTGGAGCTGAAGAAACAACTGAAGTTGTTGCTGAAGAAAATGCATCTGAAGATACTCAAGAAGATACAGCTCAACCCTCAGAGCTAAATGAGGAAAGCGTTCTTTCATTTATTAAAAATAAGTACGGAAGAGATATTAACTCTCTTGATGAGCTTACAGCAGCTAAAGAATCTGAAGAGATGCCTGAAGATGTTGCAGCTTATTATAAGTACAAAAAAGAAACAGGGAGAGGTATAGATGATTTTGTTAAGTTAAATAAAAACATAGATGACCTAGACCCTGATACATTGCTACGAGAATATCTTAGCGTAACAGAGGAAGGATTAGATTCGGAAGACATTGATATGTTAATGGATGACTATGTTTACGATGAAGATTTAGACGATGAGGCTGACGTTAAGAAAATCAAAATAGCAAGAAAAAAAGCTATTGCTAAAGCCAAAAGTTATTTTAAAGAGCAGAAGGAAAAATACAGAGTTCCCCTTGAGTCAAGTGGGCGTTCTATTTCTGAAAGCGATGCGAAAGAACTAGAGGAATATAAACAATACATAGAGTCATCAAAGACTTACGAAGAAGAAGCAAATAGAAAGCGTGATTGGTTTGAGAAAAAAACTAATGACGTATTCGGAAGTGAGTTCAAAGGTTTTGAGTTCACGCTTGACGATAAAAAAATTACTTTTTCTCCGGGTGATGCTGCTGAATTAAAAAAGATACAATCAGATCCTAGTAACTTTATAAAGAAGTTCCTGAATGACGATGGTCTAATTGAAGATGCAGTTGGATACCACAAGTCTTTGTCTGTTGCGATGAATCCTGAAAAATTTGCTAAGTTCTTTTATGAACAAGGCAAAGCAGAAGCTACTGATGATGTGATACGTAAGACAAAAAACATAAATATGTCTGAACGTAAAACACCTGAAATAACTTCTAAAGGAGGGATGCAAATTAGGTCTCTGAGCAACGATTCAGGAAGAGGCTTAAAAATTAGAAGTAAAAAATAAGTTTAAAAATTAAAAAATTAAAAAAATGGCAGGTTCATTAAATACACCGGGTTTTAACTTACAGCCAAGTGCTGAGCAAGTAGCCCTTTCAACAAATTATATTACCAATTTCAATTTCTTAGATCAGTATCTTCCTGATACTTACGAAAAAGAATTTGAGCGTTATGGTAATCGAACAGTAGCTTCATTCCTTCGAATGGTAGGTGCTGAGATGCCTTCTAACTCTGACCTTATCAAATGGGCTGAGCAAGGAAGACTTCACACTAAATATGTAAACTGTACTTCAGCAGCTACTTATACGCCACCAGCGGCAGTAGCTTATGTAAATACAGCTACATTTACTATCAATGATACATTGATCCCCGGATCAGGTTCAATTGCAGTTAGGGCAGGTCAAACTATTATGATTAGCTCTAAAACAATTGTAGCTGGTGTAGCTACTACTAATAAAGCTATTGTAACAGCAGTAAACACCTCATCAGGTACTATTGATGTTGCTTTTTACGATGCACAAGGTTTTGCTAATGGTGATGCAACTAACGTTTTTGAAATGTTCATCTACGGTTCTGAGTTCAAAAAAGGAACTGCCGGAATGCAAGGTTCTTTAGAAGCTGATGATAGCATTTTTGAAAACAAACCAATCATCCTTAAAGACAAATATGAAGTATCAGGTTCTGATATGGCTCAAATCGGATGGGTAGAAGTTACTACTGAGAATGGTGCTACAGGTTACTTATGGTATATGAAATCAGAGCACGAAACTCGTTTGCGTTTTGATGATTACTTAGAGACTGCAATGATTGAAGCAGTTCCTGCTGCTCAAGGTTCAGGTGCTGATGCCGTATTAGGTAATGGTGCTGCAACAGGTGCAACAGGTGCAGGTTCTGAAGGTATTTTCTACGCTGTAGAAGATAGAGGTAACGTATGGTCAGGTGGATACCCAACTGCATTAACTGAGTGGGATTCAATTATCACTAGATTAGATAAGCAAGGTTCTATTGAAGAGAATGTTATTTTCTTAAATAGAGATTTTGGATTTGCTGTTGACGATATGTTAGCTGCTCAATCTAGTAACGCAGCAGGTGGTGTTTCTTACGGTTTGTTTGATAATGAGAGAGATATGGCTCTTAACTTAGGTTTCACAGGTTTCCGTAGAGGATATGATTTCTACAAAACTGATTGGAAATATCTAAACGATCCTACTATGCGAGGTGGTCTTACAGGTACTAATAAAGTAAACGGATTATTAGTTCCTGCTGGATCTACTACTGTTTACGATCAAGTTCTTGGAAAGAATGCTAAGCGACCTTTCTTGCACGTTAGATACCGTGCTTCAGAAACTGAAGATAGACGTTACAAGACTTGGATTACAGGTTCAGCAGGTGGAGCTATGACTAGCGATATTGATGCTATGCAAGTAAACTTCTTGTCTGAGAGAGCTGTATGTACTTTAGGTGCAAACAACTTTGTTATCTTTAAAGGATAGTAATTAATATTATAAGGGGGTTTTAAAAAGCCCCCTTTTTTTAAAATTGTAAATTAAATCAAATGAAAAATAAACAAATACCTGTAGATAAGACCTACAGATTAACATCAAAAAAAGCACCGTTGGCATTCTTCTTGCCGACAAAAAATTCAACAAGTTTCAATCTTCTTTATTTCGATGAAGAAAAAAATGAAAACAGAGCATTAAGATATGCAAGAAATCAAAAATCACCTTTCGAAGATGAGCAAGATGGAAATTCTATATTAGAACCAATTGTTTTTGAAGATGGATTTCTTTTTGTTCCTAAAAACAATCCTGTTTTACAGAAGTTTTTACATTTACATCCTATGAATGGGACTGATTTCGTAGAAGTTGATGACGAGAAAGATGCATTGAAAGATGTTGAAAGATTAAATACAGAGGTTGATGCTTTAATTGAAGCCAAAAACCTTTCTATAGAGCAAATGGAAAACATTTCAAGAGTTGCTTTTGGAATTGATCCTAGCAAATTATCTAGTTCTGAAATAAAAAGAGATATTCTTTTGTTTGCTAAAAACAATCCATCTGAGTTCTTGGATGTAGTAAATGATCCTTCATTAAAATTGCAAGCTGAAGTTCAAAACTTTTTTGACAAAGGGCTTTTATCATTTAGAAAAAATAAAAAAGAAGTGTGGTATAACACATCATCTAATAAAACAAGAATGTTAGTTGTACCTTATGAGGAAGATCCAATGTATGTTGTCTCGTCTTACTTGAGAAGCGACGAAGGTATTGAATCTCTAAAAATGCTTGAAAGTTTACTATAAACTATTAGGCATAACAGTATATACAATAAGAGTTCGATTTTCATCGGACTCTTTTTTTTTGTTATCTTTGTATAAAAGTTTACAATGATAAACTCAGTAAGAAATACAGTATTTTCGGTTCTTAACAAGAATAACTATGGATACATATCTCCACAGGATTTTAATTTGTTTGCTAAGCAAGCACAGCTAGAAATCTTTGAAAGTTATTTTACGGATTACAATACATCAATAAACAAAGAGAACGCTAGAGTGTCAGGTACAGAGTACGCTGATATGACTAAAGGTATAGAAGAATCTATAGATACATTTTCAACAATAAGAAACTTCGACCAAAAAGCATACAATAGATATTTCACACCATCTCAAACAACAACAGGAGATGATTACTATTTACTCAATAAAGTAATGGCATATACCACATTTAGGGTTAGTGGTGAGAGTGACGCATCAGGTAATAATCAATTAATTGATTCTACTGCAAGCTTTACAACGACAGTTAACGTTGGAGATATAGTAGTAAATATAGCGACACTTAATAAGGCAGAGATATTAGCAATAGTTAGTGACACTGAGCTTACTTTAGATGAGAATATATTTACGCCTTCAGGTGATGATTATTCTATATTTAAAGATGAGAGCTATGAAGCAGAAAAGGTAACTAACAGTAAGATTAGTATGCTAGCTAATTCACTGCTTACAGCACCTACTAAAACGTTTCCAGCATATTCTTTAAATAGTGATTCAATAACAGTATTGCCGAAAACAATAAATAATCCGGGTCAAATATATAGTCAGTATATTAGATACCCTAAAGATCCTAAATGGACATACAGTACATTAGCAAGTGGTCAGCCTATATTTGATCAATCTCAGCCTGATTATCAGGATTTTGAATTGCCTATTGACGATGAGATTAGGTTAGTTACTAAGATACTTCAGTACTCGGGTATGCAGATAAGAGAAACAGAGGTAGTTCAGTTTGCTAATTTAGAAGAACAAAAAGATAATCAACAATAATGGCATATATATCAGAATATCAATATTACGAAAATGGAGGAGTAGATCCTAAAGACAGTAATTGGGGATCATATCAATATGTCAGCTTGTACGATATAGTCAACAATTTTATGTTGATGTATAATGGAAACCACTCTTTAGTAAATAACGAAGAAAGGTTTAAGATATTATTTCACGCAAAGCGAGCAATACAGGAACTTAATTATGATGCATTTAAGGAAGTTAAAATATTAGAGCTTTCTGTAACCGACAACTTAAGATTTGTTTTGCCTTCGGACTATGTCAATTGGATTAGAGTAAATATATATAAAAATGGTTTATTGAGACCATTAACTGAAAATATTCAGACTAATTATTCAAATGCATATCTTCAAGATAATGATGGTAATATTTTATTTGATATAGATGGGAATATACTTAGACCTCAGTTTTCAACTATAGACTTTGATAGAATTAAAAAGAAAAAGAAAAGCATATACCTTAATCAGGGAAGTCAATTTAATGGAATGGAAGGATATCTTTACGAAGGGAATTGGTATTTTGATTATGGCATTGGGGCTAGATATGGTTTAAATACAGAAACAGCAAACGCAAATCCTACATTTAAGATAGACAAGGCTTCAGGTGTTATAAACTTTAGCTCAGGTATGAGTGGCGAGCTTTGTATACTTGAGTATGTATCTGATGGTATGGAAAGTGGAGATGATTCTAAGATTAGTGTAAATAAATTATTTGAGGATTATGTATATGCATATATCGAGTATGCCATACTAAATAGTAAACTCAATGTGCAGGAGTACGTTGTACGAAGAGCACAGAAGAGAAAAACTGCTTTATTGAGAAACGCTAAGATAAGAATAAGTAACATCCATCCGGGTAGATTATTAATGAATCTAAGAGGTCAAGATAAGTGGTTAAAATAATATGGCGAACATTACAAGAAACTTTATAAAAGGCAAAATGAATAAGTCGGTTGATGAACGACTTATACCTGACGGCGAATATATAGATGCAATCAATGTTCGTATGGGGTCTACTGAAAACTCTGAGATTGGTGTAATAGAAAACACTAAGGGTAATACAGCATTGACTACATTACAATATAATAATGTCCCGTTAAGCACTTCTGCTAAATGTATTGGTGCGTATGAAGATGGAGCTAATGAAACTATATATTGGTTTGTTCACGATAGTAATTTTCCTGTATCAACGGAAGCACCACTTGGCAAGATTGATATGATAGTATCATATGATGTTCAAGATGGTATAATTCGCTATCACGTTATTAGTGTTAACGATGGAGGTGGAGTAAACACAACACTAAACTTTGATCCTAAGTACCTTATAACAGGCGTTGATTTGGTAGAAGATTTATTGTTTTTTACGGACAACATTAATCCACCTAGATTTATAAACAGAAAAAGTGGATACCCTGATCCAAACACATTAGGTGTTGATTACGATGGTAATGGTGCTTTATTGTCTGAAAGATTATTAGTTATAAAAAAACCACCATTATACGCACCTACTGTAAAATTATTAAATACTCCACAAGCTGAAGAAAATTACTTAGAAGATAGGTTTATTTGCTTTGCGTATAGATACAGGTATGCTGATGGGGAGTATTCTGCAACATCTCCATTTTCTAATCCTGCATTTATTCCTAAAGTTTTTGATTTTAGTGTAAGCAGCAACTTAAATGAAGGTATGGTCAATAAGTTTAATTCAGCAAATGTATCTTATAATACGGGAGGACCTTTAGTGGAGAGTATTGAATTATTGTTTAAAGAAGCTCAAAATAGTACAATAAAGGTTATTGATAAGTTCAACAAGAACGATAGAGGATTTTCAGATAATTCAATAGAAATATATACATTTACAAACAGTAATATATTTACTATACTTCCTGATTCTGAAATACTAAGACTATATGATAATGTGCCTCGATTTGCTTTAGGGCAAACAATAATGGGTAATAGGCTTATATATGGTAACTATATAGATGGGTATAATCTTCAAAGAAATGGAGTAGATACTCAAATAGAATATTCTGTTGATTTGATTAGTGAAGATTTATCAATTAATGAGATAGAAGGAACTGAGAGCCAAATCTTATATAGTATACCTACAAGAAGTATTACACCTTCACCTACTCCAAATAGTTTAGCATCAGTAAATTTATCTAGTATTAAAGATAAATTAAAAAAGGGTTCTGTATTGAATTTTGAAATTGGGTTTAATTTAAGTAGCTTTGAAGGTCCAATAACCCCTACAAGTCCTGTACCTAATCTTAATATTTCGTTTTCATTTACATTAACTAGAGATTATACAAGTGTATATGATTTAGCGACAAGTGATGAGTTTGTAAATACGGTAGGTAGCAATAGTCCTAAAAACATAAAACCCGTTTACGACCCAAGTGGAGACGATGCTTGCCAAGGCGTAACTTTTACGGACATATTTAACTGTGCTATTTCAAGCCCACTACAAGCACCGACATCATCAGGATTTGTGTATAAGTTTGCTAGTGGAACAAGTGGATCTTCTTTTGTAGGAAACACGGCATATAATAATAACGAGCCAATTAGCATCGTAGCTTTACCATCAGGACCTTTTGAAGATGTAATAGGTTTTGGGTTGCCTTATGTTAGGTTTGTAAATGACCTAACTAATGGAGTAGATCAGACTGAAGATGTTTATGCGTTCTATGATGTGAACTCTGTATTATTAACTTTGCAATCTACAGACGCTTTAGGAAGCCTACATAGTAATAGAGGTTACGAAATAGGTATGGTATATATGGATGATTTTGGTCGTTCAAGTACAGCACTTGTTAGTAATAACAATTCACTACACATTCCTTGCGGTTTTTCTGAAAATAAAAACAATATACAGGTAAATATACCAACTAGGCAAATAGCACCTGAATGGGGTACACATTATAAGTTTGTTATAAAGCCCGATGAAGAAAATTACGATGTAATATATAGTAATATATATTATCAAGGCGTTTCTGATGGACTTGCTTATTTCTTATTAGAGGGGGAAAACGCAAGGAAAGTAGAGGAAGGCGATAGATTGATTGTTAAAAAAGATTCATTAGGACCTTCTAGTAGTTGTGTGTATACTACTGTTCTTGAAAAATTAACTTTAGCTACAGACGATATAATTACAGGAAGCCTTGCAGGTACTTATATTAAGGTAAATCCTAATAATATAAGCCTTGATCAAGATCCCGATACATATAGACCATCTTCAAATAAAAGACAAAGTAAACTTTCGGGAACGTGTCCTCCTAGAATAAGTATTTCTTTTGGCACTACAGACGATCCATATATAGATTTAGACATACCTGCTGGAACTATTGTAGACATTAATTTACAAATATCTAGAGGTGGTGCTCTTGTATCTTGTCCTGAACGTAGTTATAGCTTAATAACGAAACTTACAGCAACTAGAGATTTTGACAATATGGAAGATTTTTTGATAGCAGAAAATTTTCAAGCAGTTTTAAACACGGGTGTAGGTAATGTTAAATATGAATTTACGCCAAATCAAAATCCTCCTTGTTCTGACAATACGGCTTATGTTTGGTGGCAACAGGGAAATGGATCTACAACTATAAGTAGTTTGAATTTTCAAGGTATTCAAGCGTGTGGAGCTTTCCCCGATGGAAGAATTTCTAAAATTCAAGTAGATTTTAATACAACAAGAAAAGATGCAGTTGTAATTTTTGAGTCACAACCACAAGATTCCTTGCCTGATGTATGGTTTGAATCTGCCGATACATATGAGATATATACCTATATAGACCCTATAACTTTAGATGAATATCCGGGAAGTCATAAGGGAAATGTTCAAGACCAAACAAACATTGATTCTGCAATAGTTAATACAGATTTCTATAATTGTTTTTCATTTGGAAATGGAGCAGAAAGTTATAAGATAAGAGATTCAATCGTAGGTAAGACATTTAACTTAGGAAATAGAGTTTACACAACAAGCGAAAAAGAATATAGAGAAGCACATCGTTTTGCTGACTTAACGTATAGTGGCGTTTATAATGAAGAGAATAACATAAACAAACTTAACGAGTTTAATTTAGGGTTACTAAACTTTAAGCCACTTGAACGCACATTTGGACCTATTCAAAAGTTATTTGGCAGAGAGACTGACATACTTGTATTGCAAGAAGATAGAATATCATATGTTCTGCAAGGAAAAAACTTATTGTCAGATGCAGGAGCAGGGAGTGCATTAACTTCAGTACCTGAAGTATTAGGAACTCAGATTGCTCGTATAGAGGAGTATGGTATATCTAACAACCCGGAAAGTTTCGTACAATGGGGTGCAGATAAATACTTTACGGATGCTAAGCGAGGTGCTGTTATACAATTAAAAGGTAGCTCTGCTCAGAATGAACAACTTAACGTAATATCTGAGCAAGGTATGCGTAGTTGGTTTAGAAATTTATTTATAGATTCATTCAATACTCAAAAGCTAGGTGGTTTTGATCCGTATATGGATGAATATGTATTAAGCTCTAACGACACATTAAAACCTTTTGTTGAAGACTGCATTGATTGTGGCGAGATAGTAGGAAGTATAGTTATAGACGAGTTAAATCCTTACGAGTTTTGCGTTGACGTTGGAGGCTTAGTAGGTAATTTAGCTATAGAAATAGATATAGATCCAAACCTTATTGTGGCTAATCAACCTTTTGATATAGAATATACATACGCAGGAGTTACAAATTTTTATAGTAGCTTAAACCCTCCTGTATCTGATGTAATAAATATTAATAAAAGCTCTGTTGCTGATCAGAAAGTAACATTAATAATAAAAAATTATAGTTTAGAAAAAAGTTATATAAGAGGAATTACAGTTGGATGTCCTGTAGCTGAGCAAATTACAATTATACCTGTATCTATAACAAGCGATGCAAATAATGGTGAATACATACACAGCGAATACAGTTGGACTGATGGTACATTTGTATCGCCACTACATTTACGATTAGTTTCATTCGAGAATGACAATACAACTGAGTTTGTAATATCTGATTATGCACAAATATCAGGACCTCAGGGAGCAGGAGTAATTCCTGCCGATGGAGCTACCGTTAGCATAATATGCAACAAGATAAACTATGATAATTTCGTGTTCAATAAAAACGTAAATAACTTTAGATACTTACGAAGCAGTACGCTTTATGCAAATAATATTGCAGACATAAAATCATTACTTGCAGCATCAACTACAGCTACACCGATAGATGATATGGATGAGCCTGATAGATACTTTGCTACATTTACAATGCCATCTCCTGCACTACCTTTTGAAAATAACCTGTACTTGATTTGGGATTATAGATTGTCAACTGAAGATGATTTATGTTTTGGAGCAACAATAGAAGACTCGTGTTGCAATTGTTAAAAGAATTAAATTATGGCGATATATTATATAAACGGAACGACACTATCTAACTCAACAACAGTGTTTAATGATGCTGCATTAACTACTGTTAGTGCAGATGGATTCTATGCTGATGGGAGTGGGATAAGTAGAGAGCAGGTTAGTGGCGTGTTAGGACCTATACAAAACTGTCCTGAATGCTTAACTCCTTGTGGTAGCCCTATAAATACAGGAACTACAAATGAAGGAGTTTATATTTTAAATAGCGACTTAGGAGCATCTGTTGGTGCTGTTCTTGTTAAATTTACTCCTGCAAGTATACCTGATGGTATTAGAGCAAACTATAATGGCGTAACTTACAATAAATTAAGTTCACCTGTAGATGGATACCACGGCAGTACAGTTTCAGGTGGATACACTTATGTTGGTAATGATTCAGCTACTTGTGTTCCTGTAGCCGGAACTACATATAGTAATATAACGCAATACAAATACAAAAATGGGGTAGGATACCAAGATACAGGTTTGACTCAAACAATAACACCACAAGCAGGAGAACTGAGTTTTACAACAGGTACTGTTCCGGGTGTATGTGTTATGGTTATTCCAAAAGTATCTGCATCTCCAAAAAACATAAATATTGAAATGGTTGGGTTGTGCTCTTTAACTGCGTTTACTGTAGAGGTTGAATGCCCTGTATTGCTGACATCATTTTTATCATCAGTTAGAGGTAATACTCAAATACAGGCTTGTGGTTTTAGCGTAATAAACACACCAATATATAACGCACCTGTATCAGGGACAGCAGGTAACCCTGCCGTAAATGATTGGGTGTTCTCAGATGCATACGGAGAAAATGTATTAGCTCAAGGATTTTATAAAATAAATGCAACCGAGTATATAGAGGTTGATGCAAACGGAATAGTAATACAAAGAGCAAACTGTTAAGATATGGCAAATTATACACTAACATATGACGAAGGAGTACAGGGATTCCCATCCTTTTATACCTATTATCCTGACTGGATGGTAGGAATGAACAATTACTTCTATACGTTTAAAGGAGGTAATCTTTACCGTCATAATGTGAATGAGAATAGGAACACATTCTATTCACAATGGTGGACTCAGATAGGGACTCCATTAGAGGCTTTTAAGCCATCTGAAATGCAAAGTGTATTCAATGTATCACCTTTAGAGAATAAGCTCTTTAAAACGCTTAATTTAGAGGGAGACGATGCTTGGGCAGCTACATTGGAAACAGATATACAAAACTCAGGCAATATAGATTATGATTGGTTTGAAAAGAAAGAGCAAAGTTGGTATGGGTTTATTAGAAACGGAGATGGATCAGCTCCTGTATCTCAAGAAGAATATTCTCTGCGTTCATTAAATGGTATAGGTAATAGTACTACTGTTGATATAGTTGGATTGACATCTACAATAAACTTCGCTACATCTATTCAGATTGATAGCTTGCTTAGTATTGATGATTACTTTTACTTTTTATCAGTTAGCACTCCTGTATATGCAGGAAATGTTACAGCTATAAATATAGATCTTAGACGAGGCGTGAATAATGTTGTAATAGACACATCTCCTGCCGGAACTACTCCAATACCTACAAACGTAGAAACCTTTTTATTTATTAAGAACTCAGTTGCCGAATCTCACGGAGTATTAGGACACTATGCTGTATTTAATTTGACATATTCTAAAAATACCAAGGTTGAATTATTTGCTGCTGAATCCGAAGTAATGAAAAGTTATCCTTAAATTTTATTATCTTTGTGCTAAACCACAGAGAATAAGATTATGGCTTTAGGAGCAATATTAACAGGAGTATCTATAGGCTCTCAATTACTAGGTTCGGGAATGTCTTTTTTTGAAGCTAGAAAACAAAAAAAAATACAAGCAGACGCAGAAAGAAGAGCAGATCAAGCTATGGCATCGGCTCGTAAAAGTTTAGAAAAAAATTATATGGATGCTTTGGCTATTCAAAAAGAGCCATATGAATTAGAAAGAGAAGCTGCATTAGTTGCAGGTGCTCAAGCAACAGAAGCTCTTAGAGAAAGCGATAGAGGTATGGGTAGGGTTGGTGCTATATATGGACAGCAACAGCAAGCACAGCGACAAATTGCATCTGCAATGGGTCAAGAGTTATTTAACTTAGATTATTTAAGTGCTCAAGAAGATACAAGACTTCGTGACATAGGAACTCAGCTTGATTTAGGAGAGGTTACAGGTGCACAGCTTGAAGCTGCGAGTGCTGAAGAAAGAAGAGCACAGCAGTTAATGTCAGGCGTTAAAGGTATTGGAGGAGCTGCAATGACGGGTGTAGAGGGATTGGCTTTATATGGAAAACAAAAAACACCTACAAGTGGATCTACTAGTGGTCCAAGTATGTCAGAATTAGTTTCTCAAGCAGATTTGGGATTAGGAAAATCAGTACAAGGCTTGCAATCAAATCCTTACCAAGCAGATATGTACAATATCGCTCAAATAGCTCCACCACAAATACCGTTAACCCTTGAAGAGCAAATGATGTTGATGCAGACCACAACAGACTCAAGAGGAACTCCTATAGGAGCTGAACCTACGCAATATATGCTTCCACCTACAAAGCGCTTTCTTAGTTCTTTAAATCCTTTTTCTTTATTTAGAAGAAATTAAAAATATTAATATATGGCAAAAACAAGTTACGGATACGTTGAACGGAATTTAGAGAACGATGTAAATTGGGCTGAAGTAGGGAAGGGATTCTCTGATATGCTTATTGCAGAAAGAGAAGAGAGAAAGGCTAAGAAGGAATTTCTTGACTCTGCTATGGTTCAGACTCAAGAAGATATAACCAAAAATGCTCCATTAGGATATAATACTGATTTTAATGACAGGATGATTGGGTTGGCATCTAATTCAAATGCATTTGTGTTAGCTGCAAATAAAGACTTAAAAGCAGGCAGAATAACTCCCGAAGAGTATATGCGTAAACTTCAGCGAATAAACTCTAGTGCAGATACGGTATTCGCTTTAGGTAATGACTTTAATGCCATATATGAAGATAAGTTAATTAGAATGGATGATAAAACTTCAGGTGCTGTTGAACAAACTGCATTTGAAGCTATGGCTGATTTAGTTAATTTTAATAGTCACGATTTTATGATCGACAAGAACGGAACAATAGTAGCTGCTCCGTTAATTCAAGATGCAAATGGCGTAACAACACTCGATGGCAATAACGCTAGGAGTGTTCAAGCTATATTTAACATAGCTCAAAACAAAGTAGATAGACTTGATGTAGAAAATACTATACAAGAAAAAGTAAAAAGACTTGGGCAAACAATATTGGGCACATCCGTAGCTGCTACATATAGTAAGCAAGGTATGGATGTTTTAATGAAAGGCATAAGACGAACAGATCCTGAAGCATATGAAAAGTGGAGAAAAGAAACAGTTAAAGAAATAATGGCTAATGATTTAGATGTGGCTTCTGTTTTAGCTGACTATGGCAATGCATACGAAACCACTACAGATAAAAATCTTTATGATAAAAATAAAGACAAATATATATATGTAGACATTACGAATGGTAGGGAGATAAAGGTAGAGTTGACAGAAAAGCAAAAAGAAGATGCTTTAGATATATTATATGGAGTTATAGATAGCCAAGTTGGAAGCGAAAGAACGGAAGAGGCAACGTCTGTAATGAGACCTGATGTGTCACTAAGAGAAAGTTGGAACAAAGAAAATGCTGAAAAGTTAAAAGCTCAGGATGCTGTAAATATGCTAGGTTACTTATACGCACCTAAAAACGATGATGATATGATCGTAGCTATTAATTACTTCGAAGGTTTAAATCCTAACATTATGGATATTCGAAGAACGCCTGAAAAAATTGAAATTGACACAAAAGATAAAGATGGAAATATAGTTACTACCCCAATTGGATATGGATCTGATTTTAGTATGTTCGTCAAAGGAGCTACTGCATTGACAGCAGAAAAGGATGTATCTTCTGCTTTAAGTAAAATAGACAAGACAAAACTTAATATTGATGAAAAAGGAAAATATATTTTCTCGCAAGGAACAAGAAGTCAACCTAGAAAAATAAAGACAAGTAAAAGTGGAGCTGATTTCAGTCAATACAAAAAATATATTGATGATAACGTAAATATTGATAATGTTGAACAATTACAAAATACGCTAAGTGGTTTGGGTATTACTTCCAATGGTATAGCAAATGGCATTGTAATAACAGATGATAAAAAGGGCAAACTTACTTTTGACTACAATAAAAAAGGTATGGATTCATTAAGACGATACTTGGAAGGAAATGCTGCTGCTATCTCTCAATATCAGATTTCATTAAAAGTAAACCCACAGGGGAAACAAAATTTACCGGGAGAAGGATAAATGAACGATAAAATACAACAACTATATAACGCATTAGAAGGTGATTATAACTTAGGTTCAATTGAAGATTTTATAGCATATCTTCAAGATGAATCTAAACGTAAAATGTTTTACGAGCAAGTAATAGCACCTAGATACAATGTAGAAAGTTTAGAGGAGTTTGAGTCTGTTTATGGTTTAAACGTAAAAAAAAAAGACGCTTCAGAGCCTGTTGGAACTACCAAGGAAACTATGGTTTCTACTACAGAGCAAGCTCCGGCAGAAGATATTTCTTCGGACTCGGTATTCGAGTATGATTTAACAGAAACTGAGAAAATAAAAGCAGAAGAGGAGGCTAAGGCGAAAGCAGGTGAATACGATTTTAAACCTAAATCCCAAGATACCCCTGAAGATAAATTTGGAATTTATGATACTGAGCAAGATTTTTCAGCAGTACAGGGAAGCGATATTTCGCAACAAGTTAGTGATACTCAGCCAAAAATAAAACAACAAGAAGAGGCAGAAGCTGCTTATCAAGAAAAGATTAACGAAAAATTTGAAGAGATAAAACAAAGTGCTATAAACCAAGGGATAATAAAACAAGAAGAGCAAGAGATAGTAGAGCCATCAGGCGATTTATTTGCTCCTGTAGTTCAAGATCCTACTATAGAAAAGCTATACGAATTAACACCTGACTTGGATGATAGAATTAGAAACTACATCTCTTTAGAAGCTGAAATTAATAAAAACTATGATGATCTGTCGGATGAGGTTAAAAGAAAAATCGAGCCTGCAATAAAAAGAGAAAATGGAAATGTTGTAGGTATTGACTACTCACTATTATCTAAGGAAGATGTGGACTCTTTAATTAAAGAAACCAAAGAAAATATTTTGTTTGGTAAAAAAATAAAGGGATCTGCATTAGCTAATGATATACTTGAAAATTATGTCGAAATAAACCAAGTACAAAATAAAATAAAAATAGAATCAGCTAATAACTTACGATCAGAAATTGAAGACATACAGGAAAATATAAAAGATTTAAGTACGTCTTTAGATCTATCTAAACCTGAAGATATAGAACAAATAAAACAAGTCGAAGCGTTAGCAACCAACAAAATAAATGAATATAATAGACTTTTTGAAGATATAAATAGTCAACAAGTTGAACTAAATGCAGCAGAAATAGCAGCAAAAAACACGGAATTAGGCACTTCTGATTCTGTTATTTTTTCAGCAGTAGAAACACTTTCAGGATTAGTTGTTCAAGAACTCCCAATATTGGCTTCACTTGGGTTGTATCTTTCAGAACCTTTTACATACTCTCCGGCATTAACTAGAACTATTGCTAAGCCCAAAGAGGAAGCATTAATGAAATGGAGCGTAGAAACTAAAAAGAAAATAGAGGAATTTGTACCTACAGATACTGATGATGTTAAAGCAAATTTTGTAGGTAATGTTTTAGGGCAAATTGGTTTTGTTGTTGGGAATAGTTTGTTAGGGGCAACTCCGTTAGCTATGTTAGCAAGTGGCACAATGTCAATGGGAGAAATGTATGAAGAAGCAATTGAAAATGGTTTGTCTCACGATGATGCTATGAATCTTTCTGTAGCTTATGGTACTGTATCTGCACCATTAGAATTTTTAGGTGCTAAAAGAGGCATTGAAGCGTTAGCAGGAAAATCTCTCAGGAAAATAATAATTAAGAAAGTATTAGAAAGTGGTGCTAAAGATTTTACAAAAGATTTTGCAGAAGAAGCAGTAAAATTTTCATTAGTACCATTATTAAAAGAGACTCTATTTGAGGGAATTGAAGAGGGTCTACAAGAGGGTGCTCAGTATCTAATAAGTAAAGGATTAGCAGAAACTTATAATGCTTTAAAAGAAGAAGATAAACCTGAGTTTATTAAAGCGAAACTATGGTCTAATGATTTTTGGAAAGAGCTTAAAGACAATGTTGTATTAGGATCTATCGGTGGAAAAATAGGTGGTGCTACTTTAAATGTAGTGGGTGGAAATGTTTTTGTAGGCAACGAATATAAAACAATAGAAAAAATGTTTTTAGATGCTGACCAAATGTCTAAAATAGATAATCAATTAAGAGCATATAGAAGGGCAGGAAAAATAGAAACAGACGAAGATCTTCAGTTAGCAAGAGAGCAGGTTGGTATTGTTCAGTCGGCAGCAGCAGAAGTTAATAATGCTACCAAAACAAGTAAAATAAACGAAGTACAAAAGAAAAAATTATTCCAACTTACAGCAGAAAGGCTTTCGCTACAAAAAGAGATAGAAGGCGTTACTGTACCTGCCTTAGTTTCTGATAAGAAAAAAAGAATTGAAGATATAGATAAAAATATTTCTAATGTAATTTCAGGTAAATTTACAATAGAAGATATATTATCTGAACAGCAAGCACAAAAAGAAATTACTCCTGAAGAAAAAGTTGAAGCCGAAGTTACCGAAGAAGCAGCCCCTGAAGTTGCTGTTGAAGAAAAAGTAATTAATGAAACTAAAAGGGTAGATAATATATTTAACGAAACAAATCCTGAAGTAGCAGAAAAAATATCGGATAATTTAGTTAGAAATAAATCTGCTGATTTTGAGCTTTCATCTGTAGGTCAAGCAATAGTAAACCAAGCAACAAAAGCTGCCGTTGCTATTCAACGAGTAGCACCTAATGTTAGGGTGGTCCTGCACGATACAACTAAGGAATATACTAAGTTTGCGAAAGAAGGCACTAGAGGTTCTTACGACCCTCCGACAAAAACAATACATATAGATTTATCAAAAGCTAATAAAAGAACCGTAGGGCACGAAACATTCCACTCTATATTATTGGAGTCCATAAAATCTGATGTAGAGTTACAGAAGCTAACGGATAATATGTACAAAACTGTTAATCGTTCTTTAGCTACCAATCCATTCTTAAAAAGAAAGCTAAGAAAGTTTTCTGAAAAATATGCTGACAACGTAAGAAGCGAGGAAGCATTATCTGAATTGTTTGGTATGCTTTCAAGTGATTACAAGAAACTAAGTGTTCCTGTTAAGATTAAGATTAAGCAGTTTATAAAAAAAGTTGCATCAAGAATTGGTTTAGATATAAATTATTTATCAGAAAAAGACCTATCAGACCTTGAGACAATTGAATTACTAAATACAATGGCTGCCCGTGTAAAAGAGGGGGAAGCTATTACTGAAGAAGAAACTAAACCGCTTACTGATAGAGAAGTTGAAGAGAAAGTTTCTGATAAAAGAAAAGAACGTGAGCAGAAGGTAAGTGACGAAGAAATACAAGCAATAAAAAAAGTATCTGAGCTATCTACATCTATTCAGAAATCATTAGACTTTGCAGACAAAAGTGCTTTTAACAATAAATTGGAATTTAAAAAAGCATTACAAGACAGGTTTAATAAAGATACATATAACAAAATAAAAGAGACCTATAACGTAAAAGACAACAAATCTAATAACGACCCGGGTCTTAAAGAGTATTTAATTGATGCGTATTTAAATGAAACGCTTACGGCAATTGAAGCGTACCCTGATGCATTAGGTTGGTATGATTCTAGAATAAATGGAGCTATGTCATTTATGGAAGAGCTTCATCCTGAATTAGCTACAGATAAAAATGCAGAATCTACATTTAAAATTGCGTTAGCTATTACATCAAATGGGAATAAAGTATACGATAATTTTGTAGAAGCTAACAGACAATATGAATATTTCAAAGAAAATGGTCAATTTGATGAAAATTATTCAATAGGAGACCAAAAAAACGGTATACTTTCTACTTTAAGATTTACTAATAAGGCTTTACAATCAATGTCTATGAGTGAGTTTACAAACTTTCTCACATCAAAGTATATAGCAGGCGATTTAAAATATATAAAAGATGGTAAAAAAACACCTCTGCTCCCCGGATTCGCAGTAGATGAAGAGGTATATGGTGCTTCTATATTTGGACCTAAAATTGGTAACGGATTTTTTATGAACCTATATGGTGAGTTTAATCAACTCACAATGGATAGATGGTTTATGAGACAGTACGGTAGAATAACAGGGACTTTACTTGATTTCGACCAAGCTAAAGTAGACAAAGGAGATGCAAGGCTGAAAAAAGCTATTAAAGGATTAGGAGTAAAAAGAAGTAAAGTTTTAGAAAGTATTGTACCTGATTTTAAAAATATATCTAATGAAGAACTAGCAAATAAAATTCAAAAGGCTAGTATGGATTTAAAGAAAAGAGCATTATTTAAATCAGATATTAAATTAGATGAAGTAAGAAAATCGGGAAATAATTTAAGTAAACTATATAGTGCTGAGGTTGAAGCTCCAAAAAATAGTTCGCAAAGAAAATTTATAAATGAAGTTTTCTCTGAGCTTCAGTCTAAATTAAAAGAAGATTATGGCATAGACATAACAATTGCTGATTTACAAGCTGTAAATTGGTATCCTGAAAAAGCATTATATCAGACCTTTAAAGCTGACCAAAATATAAAACAAGGAAAAGTTAATACAAGTGACAATGAGCAACCTGATTATCAAAGTGCTGCAAAAAAATTCATAAAAACAAAAGGTATATCCGAAAATAAAATTAAAGAAAATGAAAGAAGAAGAAGTGAACAAACTAAACGAGAAGACACCAATAGAAAATCTATCGAACAAGGAGCAAGACAGTTTAATAAAAACAATATTAAACCTTCAGAAATCAAAAGATTAAAAGATGAAATTATATCTATAAAAGAAGAAGTAACATCTAACGATTTAAAAGAAGTTGCGATAACTCGCGCTGTTCGTGAGCAGAAGGATGATCAGATACCTGAGAAAACTAAAAATAGAATAACAAAATTAGCAGACAGGCTAAAAAATAAATTCAATAAAGACACAGACCCTAGTATAATACTTGAAGACGTATTAGCTAATTTACAAAGATTAGATACGTGGTATGAGACAGCAAATGATACTCAGAGAGAGGATGCTGTAAGGTTTGCAAGAAAATACCTTGGGTTTAAAGAAATAAAAACTCCTAAAATTGTAGACTATAGAGGGAGAATTAGAAAGATATTTAGTCTAATTACGGATGTAACAAAAATAGACTTAGAGCAACAGATAGAGATAGCTAGAGAATTAAAGAAAAGAGATAAGTTAACTAAGAAAGAAAAGAAGATACTAGATGATAGTTTGAACGAGATCTTAAAAGAGCTTGAAGGTGAAGGCAAGTTAACAACAAGTCAAGTAAAAGCTGTTATCAGAAAATTCCAAAAGATTGATGTTTTCTCTCCATCTCAAGTTGATTCTTTTGTTGACTATATGACCAAGGTATTCGCTGATGCAGATTATATAGCCAAGGTTAGAAAAGCTGAAAGTAAGTTACCTAAGGCAAGGAGCAATATAAAAACTAAAACAGGTATAAATGAAGTAGGTCCTGTTCTATACAAATTATTTAGAATAAACCCTAGACTAATACCATCACAGTTTTTTGAAACTTATTTAGATTTGGTTGATACATTTTCTAAAAATAAAAAAGAACTAAATCCGAAAAATTTAGAAAAAACAATGGAAGATGGTCAAGCCATACTCAACTATCTTAATGTAGAGGCTACTAAGTTAGATTGGTTGTCTAAAGGGTTTAATGATTACGTTGCTGAAAATAAAATAAAGAATAAAGGTTTTAAGGAAATAGTTGGTCTTATGAAAAAAGAAGGCATCATAGACGATACAGACCAAGAAATTATGTTAAAATATCAGTCAGTTATCGATCCAAGTAAAAGACCAAAGAAAACAGAACAAGAAATACAGGAAGAAAAGGATGAGTTAGTAAAGGATATAAAAGATTTATCAAAAGAAATAAATCCAATGTTCAGCACTAATGATGAAAAGTTATTAGCTGAAAAATTAAAAAATCAAATAAAAGGAAAGTCTATAGATCAGTTATCTCTAAATGAATTAAAAACATTACTTCAAGTTATTTCTAATATAAATCAAGGACTAATAACAAATAATGCATTAGAATTAAGTATAAAATTAGACTCAATTCAAGATTCAAAATCACCCACTAAGTCTTTAATGGGTGTTTCAATAGGGATTTTCACTAAAGCATATAATAAAGTAAAAGCATCAATATCAGATAAAAACTACATTCAAAAAACACTTGAATCATCTCCATTATACTACTTAGATATGGTACTTGGTGATGGGAAAAGTACAGTATTGTATGATTCTTTATTCAGAAAATTAGCTACTGCTGAACAGCGATTTAATTACGATATGCGTAAGATTAGAATTAAGATTGAAAAAGCACAAAATAATGTGAAAAAATCTTTAAAAGGAAGTCAAAATGCATTAATAAAATCTTCAGCAAAACAATATCTTTATATGTTAGAATTAGAATACCTTTCTAACGCTGACAAAACAAAGGTTAAAAAAGCATCACAATATTTAGAAAAAACCATAGACGAAGGGAAGTTAGCAAATAGAGATATAGAAATGCTTGAAGATATTAGAAACGAGTTTGTTGTTGACGGGGATGTTGATATGAAAAAACTTTTCGATTCTTTTAACAAAGCTGAAAGAGAATCTATAAAAGTATCTCAAGAAATAAATTCAAGTTTATCTGATAAAGCTATGTATACAGCAGGGGTTATTAGAGGTCAGAGAATAGATCTACTTAATAACTATGTTCACCACATTGTAACTAGCGATAAATTTGATGGCAAAACTATTGATGATGGGCACGAATTTATGCAGAAGTTTAATAATTCATTGAAACCATCAACAAAAGCTAAAACATTAGTAGAAAGACAAAATGTTGTTACGGCACTAAACTTTGATATATATAACTCAGTAAACAGAGGATCTAAACTAACATTATTAGATTATCATTTAAGCGTTCCTATTAAGACTGCTAGAATGACAATGAGACAGGTTAAGGCGAATTTAGAAGAGGAGGGCGTATATAAAAACAAAAAAGAAATATACGAAGGTATAGATTCATATTTAGAGAATACAATCGAAACTTTTATATTTAACAATATATCATCTATTGGTGGTGTTGAAATGACCTTAGCTACAATAGCTAAAATAGGATACCAAAGAGCTTTAGTAAGTACAGCAAGGATGACGAATGAGCTTTTATCCAACTTTTCTTACCTACTTTTTTACGGCATAAAGGATTGGTCTAGAGGTATGCGACACAGGAATGTTGATCAAGAGGTTATCGCAGAGGCGATGAGTAATCTTGGATCTTTAGCTTTAGGTAAACTATATTCAGATGCCGGGATGAGATCAAGATTTGCAGAAAAAATTACTACTGATAATCCGGGAGTGAAAGGAAAGAAAAATAAATCCAAAGTAATGGATGTGTTAGGGGTTATAAATTACTATACTTTAAATCGTGGTGTAAATGCTGTTGATACTATTGCCGAAACAATAATACCTTTCTCTGATCAGATGATGACTAGACCTCTCTGGAATGGTGCTTTTGATGCTGCTTTCGAAAAAGAAACAGGGCAAAAATTTCCTGAAGATGGATTTGAAAGAATAGCTGCTAATGATCAAGCATTTATGTCTAAGTATAAAGATGCATTAAAAGTTGCTACTAGAAAAGCAGACGATGTGGCGATAGAAGCAGGGGCTTCTAGTGGTATGTTTACAGGCATTACTAGAGGTAAAGATTGGAAGACAAACAAAAATGTTTTAAGTGGTGGTCTAAAGTTTTTATTTAGCAACTTTAATAACTATATGACTACATTTATGAGCTATGAGTATATGTCTTTTAGAAAAGGTTTAAATGCAGCTATGGGTAACGGGACTATAACAAGAAAAGAAGGGTTGCAGCTTATGGCAGCAGTAACAACTAGAATGACACTATATACTTGGCTAGGGTCTTTAATTACTAAAGGTGTTGTTGCTTACTTGCTTGAAGCCCTAGGATTAAGAGAAGAAGAGCCTGAAGATAAAGAAGGTAAAGACACAAAATTCCTTCGCAGTTTTGTTCAAACAGGCTTATCTTTATTCGTAGGGAGAAACTTTGGTAATATGACAAAAGGTGTTCAGAATCTTATAATAGAAGATATAAATGAAAAATACTTAGACATACTAAGAGACGGTGAGTATGACAAGTATAAAAATTCACTTGCTTACACAATATCTCCATCGAAAAAACCATACGAAACAACTCAGTTGCAAGACTACATCACTCCGTTTGCAGGACCTTTTGGCAAACTTATAAATTCAGCGAATGCTGCAATCAGAGTGTTTGAAGAGAAAGGAAAAAAAGAAAAGGATGCAAAAGAAAGACAACTGAAAAGAAAATATAAACTTTTCTTTAGTGACATTCCTGCTGCTTTAGGTCTGCTGCCATTGTCGAAAGAAGTTGAAAAGGAATTTAATAATTGGATATACAGCGACTTAAAGTATGAGTCTAAGCAAAAGGAAAAAGAAAAAGGAGGTGAAAAACAAACTTACCCAAAAGCATTTAATATTTCTGACTTAAAAGAGGTTGCTCCTGAACTTTACGAGGAGCTAAAAGCAATTGAGGATGAAACTAAAGCTATTGAAAAAGAAATAAAAGGTGATTTAAAATCTGATTAAAAACTATGCCATTTAAAAGTAAAGCACAAAGGAGATATATGTATGAGAACCTACCTGAACTCGCAGCAAAGTGGGAGAAGAAGTATGGATCATCTAATCTACCCGAAAGATTAGCTCCTAAAAAAAATAAGAATGTACTAAAGCCTAAAAAAGTTAGGATAAAAACCTCGATAAAACGAATAAAAAGATAGCTAAGTTAATTAATATAGCTATTACGAACTCCTCGTAGTTTGGTCCTTTCATTATATGTTATGGTCTAGTCTTACAAAGATAGGATTTTTCTTTCCAATTCTATTGGAAGAAAATGTTTGATAGAAAAACTCTACAGCATCTAAGTAGGGAATATCATCTGCTAAAATATCTATAAATACATCTTGATCGTATACTGCTACAATAGTATTATCAATCTCGCTGTAGCCTATTAGTGCATCATCCATACCTGATATTTTCAGAGATCCTGTATCTCTTAATACTTCTAGTGTTTTTATCTTAAATGGGTCTCTATCCATATTTAATAATCGTTGCTATACTTTCATCTAACTCATAGGTTAGCTTTATTATTTTTTTATCTGAACCAAAATCTGTATTTACAGGTTGGTGTTTTTTAGTTACCGGTAGTCTGACTATATCGTCAATGTTTTTATTTATATTGAATACATAAATTCCTTTTTCATCTGACACAACGTAAAGAAAAACTTTATCTAACAACTGAGACTTTTGGTAATTAGCTACCATTTTATATATCTCTATAATTTTAGTTTGATAGTATGATCTTCTGTTTTTTATCTCAAGAATGTATCTATCTTCTTCAGCATCATATGAGCTGTATTCATCTGAAACCAACTTAAAAGAAGTTTTGAATTTTTTATTTATAATATTTAGGACATCTTGCTCCGTCATAGCTCCATCATACAGTTAATTGCTGTATGTCCACCGAATACTACACCACATCCAATAGCTTGCTTCTTGAAGTTCTTAGCATACGCTGCTGCGTATGACTTACCATCAACTCCACAACCTACCTGCATTCCGAATATCTTAAAGTTCTTACCTACATTCCATTCAGTATACGCTTGTGTATGTATATGACCTTGTACGGTTGACATCATATCATTCTTAGATTTAGTCCGGGCTGTGCCTCCTTCTCCGTGAACATACTGAACACCATCATACACAACCTGCTCAACCCAATTCCAATTAGTACCAAGCACATCATTATAGTTCTTTATCCAACGTGCAGGAATCTGAGAATCAAATGCCTTACGCATTATTATTCTATCGTGGTTTCCTATACACACATCAGCTTCAGGGAAAGCATCTGCCCACTTACTAATCTCTTGTATGGCATAATCAAGCTCATCCCCACCACCCATCCCATCAGGATCTGTTGTATGGAATGACGAATAATGATTATCTATTATATCGCCAATAAATATAACTTGATTGCAATTATATTTTGAATATGTTTCTTTACAAAAATCAAAGTAACCTTCTAGCGTAAATGGTGCGTGAAGATCTCCTACAACAAGTATTCGTCTTTCGTTTTTGGTTAAGTTTAGGTAGGCATCTTTTTTATTACCTTTTAATCTTGGTCTAAAATCACTATAGCTCATCTGATATTGATAATTGAATTTCTTTTAGCTCTTCCATCAAGTCTTTTAATGCAGCACTTAATTCATCAAAATCTCTATCAACTAAAGATTCATAAATGGTATCTACATACTCATATATTTCGTTCATCTTAAAATTAATGTGAGATAACCTTTCTTTTTCGTATGAAGATAGATTCATTATTTTGTCTTAATAAAACAAAAGTATATATAAGTTTTTAAAAAAACAAATTATAAATGATCAACGCACCATATTGGTGTTTTTGTTCCTACATAAGATCCCCTTACATTATACTCAAAATGCTCTATTGCATCTTCGTAATTCATACCTTCACCCACTAATATCTCTATACATTTTTCGCAAGAATATATCAACCTAAAAGAGTGCTCATCTACACCAATGATAGCTTCATCGAAGCCATTTGCTATTAACAACTCCTCTTCATCGAACCATTCTAATATTTTATCTAACATATTATCCGATTGTTATATTGTCTATTTGCTCATTCCAATGGTTTACCATAGCATCGTGCGCCTCCTTTAGACTATCGTGCTTATAGAAAGCCTCAGCAGCCTCATTAGCCTGCTCTTCGCAGAACTTATTAACCCTAAGAAAACTACTCTTAGTTTTTGGTGGCATAGGTGCATCTATCTCATCTAATAACGCAGGTAACATTAATGTCATTAAGTATATTTTTAATTCAGGTGTCATAAGTTTGATATAATAAATTCTTCTAATTTTTCGTATTCTTTTCTAAATTGCTTATCTGTTTCAATAAGATCCCCTGCTGTTCTTATACCGTGTATAACTGTAGAGTGATCTCGATTACCTAGATACTTACCTATTTCTTTTAATGTCACGTTTGGCATATTAAACTTTGTTATATAGCAAAACATTTGTCTAGGTACTACAAGCTCTCTTCTTCTGCAAGTAGATAATATTTCTTTTTTGGGTTGTGCGTAAAATTTAGATAATAAGCTAAGTAGTTTGTCGAATTTTATCCTACCCTTCATACTATTTTCTGATTGCCAACCACCAAACTGATCTATACCTAAAGATGCGTTTAACGATACAGGGTTCTCCTTTAATACATATCTATATGATTTAACTACATTATTTGTAACCCCAACATTGTTATTTACCTCAATCTTCTCTACCTGACCCCATTCTACCAAGTTCTCTAACTTTTGTCTTGCATCCTTCATTTTTATGGCACTTCCTCTACAAAGTGGTATTATAATACTATCTCGTGTATACCCTTTTTTTAACAGATTCCTAATATAAATATAGTCTGAATAATCTGTTTTTACATCTTTTACTAATTTCATTTGTTTATTTAATTTATTTAATTTAATTTCGTACTATTCCTCGGAAGGGATGTTTTCATAACTTACTTATTAAAAGCCCTCAATGAGGGCTTTTTTTATTCTTCAGCTTTACTTACACATTCATTGCAAAGCACTTGTGAATTGTGAGTGCAATCTAATATAAGATTACCGGATCTCAAACAATTTACACAAAAATTTTGACCAAACTCCCAAAACTGTTTGTTGAGAGGGTGATGATTTTCTTCTGTTACGTTCATATTATTATTATTATTTATTTACCTCTGTACACTTCGGTTTTAAAACCAAATGCACTAAGTTCTTTTAATCTGTATTCTTGTAGTTTTGACAGTTTGCCTGTTTCGGTTTTGATTTCGCTAAAGATGACAGCAGCGTCAGGAGGTATTGCGATTACATCGGGGATTCCATTCTTATTGGTCTTAATTAATTTAAGAACATAATATCCTTCAGCTTCTAATTCCTTGATCCTTTTGCTTTGTATCTGCTGTTCGGTCATTTACTTTTCTTGTACCTTCTCCGTTCTTCTTTAGAGACGTAACCATTTTTGTTATAGTCAGCAGGGTCAAACTTACTTTTAGATAATGGCTTACTCAAGTCTCTCTTAGTAGACTTTCCGTTTTGACCATTCCTAGCACGGTTACTGCTTCTTTTTTCTTCAATTAATTTACCACCTTTTGTGTGGCTCATATCCTTGCCGTCTCCGTTACCGTAAGTTCCTGCCTCTTTATTTTTTCTGTTAAGCAAAGCACGATATTTCTTACGCTTCTCTGTTGCGTGGTATTTCTTATCATATGCTATTTTTTTCTTACGTCTTTCTTCAGACATACCTAGTTTGTCATACGATGGATGTTTACCTGCACGAGAGTTTCTTTTGCTTTTCATTACTACAAAGTTAACATATTTCTGAATTCTTTATTGTCTCCGTCAAATAAATGCATATTCTCTAATGCTTTTTGATACATATTAAGCCCATCCTGCTTGTATATGAACCTTCCTAAGTGAACTGTTTTGTCTCCTATCTTAATCTGAGCCCGCCATTTATTATCTCGTTTTGACCAATACACACCGCAGTCTGTTTTGCCACGTGAAGAGTTCTCACGATTAGATATGATTTGCAAATTAAATACGTGATTGTTTAAACGATTGTTGTCTATATGGTCCACCACAAAATTCATCCCGTCAGGCTCGTGCTCTAGGAATGCCATAGCGACTGCAACGTGTACTCCATATGTTTTCCTTTTGCCGTCTTTATGTAAACCGACTATTAGATAGCCCTTGTTACTAATACTAGGCTTTCTTATTCTTTCTTTCCCGTACTTCAGGCTCTTTACAGCCCCGTAGTTGCTTACCTGATAGACTCCATCGTAACCGGGGATATCTTTAAATATTTCTTCTTTTTCTATTATTTTGTACATAATTTTATAAATTTAACAAATCTTTCTTAAAGTGTTTGGTAGTGTAATCTTTTTTATTAGATACAGCCTTGTATATCTTATCTTCTATACCACCTTCAGCGAATACCCAATATACATCGCTCTCTAATCTATCGCTAGTTGTCATCCTATCCCTGCTTTGCCAATAGCTTGTAGCACTAAAGTCAATATTATAGTACACCAATGCTTCAGCCTTACGAAGACTAATACCTTCTCTGCCTGCTTGGATCTGTAAAGCGATGGTTTTATGCGTTGTATTGAACTCATCCAACTCCGTGCATAGATCATCACCATAGACCTCTTTTAAAGCGTTGTACTCCTCTTTAAACTTGTAGAAGATACCTGTCTTTGCATCTCCAAAGTTGTCGTGTATAAACTCTGCTTTACTTAGATCAAGTATTTTTGAGTTACCTGATTCAAATTTTACCGTACCTGAATATATCTGATGCAGTTTAGTCATTAGCTTTACGCTTGTATCACCAAGCACAACTTCATCCTTACCCTCAACAACCAAATCCTTTTTCAACTTGTTCGCTATTCTATAAGTGATATCAGCCATTTTTACGTAGAGTTTATGCTCACGAGTATCAACCTTAAAACCTGCTTCTTTTTGCGAATACGATATAGTATACGGCTTCACGGCATCTATGATAGTTTGCTTACCTTTAGAGTAGTCTCTGATATTCATACCATTTATCTTTCTTTCGGTAACATTAACATAATCATCGCAGAAACGATAAAAGTTTTTGTAACTACTGAATGGATTGTTAGGTATACCATACACCTGATGATACATCTGACTGAACGACTCAGGAGTTGGCGTACCCGACATAAGAATAACTTTTGGTTTTGTAGATCTAATTATCTCACGAACCTGTTTCGCTCTCCTACTAGGCTTAGGGAATGCACCCATACTATGTGCCTCGTCCAATATAATTACATCGTATTTAGAATCATCTAACTTATGTATGCTCTCGTAATTAGTTACAACAAGATTATATTTTGGGTTAAGACTTTCGTAATCGCCCTCTATACTTGATATAGCTTTTTTCTTTGTAAGAAACAATACACTATTTGCATTTACTTTTTCGCATATACCTAAACTTGTAAGGGTTTTTCCTGTCCTCACTTCCATAGCGAGGTACAGGAATCCCTTGTCAACCAATACGTCACTACCGTCATTGATTATTTTCTTTTGGTAATCTCTAAACTTAAAACTTAATTTAGTCATATCCTTATTTAACTTTAAGTCGATTAACTTAAATAAGGGTCTTTGCGAATGAATAACCTTATGTCTATTCATTAACCTTGCAAGCAAAGAATCTTTATCATCCGAGTCTCCATAGACTTCAGACGATATTATCTTTCTTCCTTTCTGTGCTGTAACTTTATATAATCCTTTCATTTGCTTTTAATAATAATCCATTGACCGTAATTATCTTTTCCTTTTTCAGGCTCTATACCTGTAGTGTACAAACCATATTCTTTTATCCATCTGTAAAAAACAGTACGACTTATCGTTAGCTTTGCTCTTGGTCCGTAATCAGGATAATCTAAAATGAAATGATTAAATAATTCATTACCCATAAGTTTAGTATCTAGAGATAACATTGGATTTGGATCTCCACTAATAACACCACACCACTCTATGAAATCATAACAGGTACTAGCCTCTAATGATCTAGCCTTTAGGTTTACAAAATTACTTTCGATTAGACCTGTTCGCATATAACTACTAAGACAATTTACCATATAGCTATCAAACAAACACCACTCATCTCTATCCCAATCTTCAAATAAATGCTTACCAAACTCATCATACGGCGTATTGTTTCTATTATAATGCTGATGTAATTCCACTTCCCACTTACGTCTAGCGAATGAATTTCCACTTCCCTTAATCGCATAATTGGTTGTTATAGCAACCTTTGGAGATTTACTATATGGTATTTTTATTGCATCCTTATTCTTCTTCTCAAGCGTTAAACCTTCCGTTATAACACTAAACAACCTCTCGAAGTCAAAATGCTTTTTAACGTCATCAAAAAGCAATATCTGTGTATCTGCCGATACTGTCTGATATGGAAATGATTTTTCAAAATTAAATGCCTTGCCATCAATCACTACTAACTTTTTCATATGAGACAATGCATTCATAAATATTCCCTTGCCTGTTCCACCTTCAGGATTCTCTGACATAACTTCATCATTAAGTATTACAGCCGGGCAATAAGATAGGTTCTTATATCCGTGCATCATAAAACCAATAGTAGATTCCATTGTATCTATTCTATCTTTCTCACCACCACATATCCTTGATATAAATATTTTATAATCGCATTTATCGTTTTCGCATAATGCAAAATTCCTATTTATTACGTGGTCTCTCCAAACATATCCATCTAAATCTAAGTAGTCTATCATCTCTATGCCTGTTGTGGTAACCTTGACGGCACAATTTATATAGTAAAGATAGGAATGATCTTTAGTGTCCTCCACAAAATGAATATCAATAGTCTCTATCAGGTTGAGGAAATTTTCTTGGAAATAAGAAACCTTTTCAGCAAAGTAGTTATAGATTGACCTGTCCTCCAATTGTATAAGGTAGTCAAGAACAAAATCTTTTATCTCCTCTGATGAGGTATTATCAATAAGGTTATTTACTATCCTTACAAATATATAATTCTGCGAACCTTCGGGATATATCTTATGAAATCCATTATCTTCCAAAAACTTCTTAAACGAATATGGTATTATTTTAATAACACCCTTTTCGCTCTTAGTCCAAAACTGTGTGTTAGACTCTTCTTTTTCTATACTCGATACAACCTTATTGACATCGTCTGAGGAAAGGTCGCTATTCTCATCTAATATCTCTGATATAATCTCCTTACGAGTAGCACCACCTCTTAATTTTAATTTTATGTAATTGATCTTATCCTCATCCTCGTAGTACTTTGTACCAAATTTATTAGCGTTACTATATGCAGACTCGACAGTTGTTTGTATTTCTTTAATAGAAAAATCATCCGTTGCATATTGGTTTAATATATAATATGCAGTAGTCTTTGCGATACCATAATCATTAAAAGCCATTGCTAATATGTATGTGTTTTGGTTTCTGTGACCCTCGCTCATTGGATATTTCTTTTCCCACCACTTCATAAGTATATTTATAACTTTTGTTTCATCGGTGATTGGAATGCTTTTGTATGTGGAAGAAGAATCTATTTCCCTATACTCTCGTTCCTTTATCTTATCCCATACTTTAGAATCTTTATTGATATAAATATTCTTATCGTAAGATTCGTAACACACCCTACTTACATTTTTAGATGTCTTATCAAAATAAGGAGAATTAAAATACTCCTCTAATGATATGAAATAGTTAACGTGGTTTTCTGCATCAGCAGGTATCTTAACAATTACCTTTAGACCTTTACCTGAAGGAGATACAAAGACAGAGTATACATACTTATCTTTAGATAGCCTTGACTTATCATCCTGCATATCTTTAAATTTATTATAGTTATCAAAGTCTAAACATATAAAACCACTATGACTTACAAGTGATTTATCTTCACGTTTAGTAAACTCCCCACTAAAACATATAGCAGGTAGCATCTTCTTTAATTCATTTCTCTGTAGCTTATCATTCTCGCTACGTATACTTTTTACCAAATCACGACTCTTTCCATCCTTTATTCTATCCAATATTAAATCTATATTTCTGTAGAAAGGAGTCGATGTTTCTCTTATATTTTTAAAAATTGTGACGTTTTTGTTCATTGTGTGACGTTTTTGTGACGTTTTTGTGACGTTTTTTTTTAGTTAAGTTATTGATTATCAAATACATTGACGATTTTGACGATTTTTCTCATACATATGAGAGAAAAAAAAATATATATTACTATAGTAGTAGTAGTAGTATAGGGGACATTGAAAATCGTCATTTAGTAAAGCAAATAAAAGGGGATCTGAATTGACCCCCTTGTTATCTACATTTAGTTTTGGGTTAAAAAGGTTCAACTGAATCTTCTTGTATGATTTCCATCACATCTTTTTTCCCTTGTGGTTTAGGTTGCCAAGTATCAAGTTCGCAATAATACTTTCCGTTTTTACTCTGCTTGATGTCTAGGTTAACCCATCCATTCTTTTGGTTTGCTTGTAAGAATGCAATAGCATCGTTTACATTGATTGACTGAGACCCTACTACAAATTCAGGTGCATTTTCTTTTCGCTTAAAGATAAAACCATCAGCGAATACTTTTTCTGTTTGATTTGACATAATTTATTAATTTGATTTCCCTTGATTAAACAAAAGTAGATATGATAAGGGGATTCAAATCTACTTATTTTTTTTTAAATTTCCTCAGATATAAAATAATTATCTATACTTTCAGGACTATCGTCAGCAAAAAACTTATTATAAACGTCTATTGCTTTTATAACTTTCTCTTTTCCACGATCCAATGTGTCTATAGTTGGCTTAAATATTCCAAGCATTCTACTTGTCTTATCTATTACATAGAACAGCAGAGGCTTACCAAATAATTGCTCGTATATGTATGCTTGGCTATCGTAGTTATACTTCCTTGCAGACCACTTAAAATCATTTATATTGCCTGTTGTCTTTAAGTCTATAAGCATATTTGGATGTACAATATCAGCCTTACCTTTCCACATAACCCCACCTATCTCTTTTACAGCAGGTACTTCGTACTTATTGTCTGAATGCCTGATGTCGTTAAAGAAATCGTAGTTAGATAGCATAGTATCTACCCAAGATTGTATCTCTAATAACTCCTTATCAAGCAAGGCGAATGATAGTTCGTTCTCTTCGCAATACTCCTTATAACCTTTTGTGTTACGGCTACTTGAATCGAATGACTTGACATCCTTTGCCTTGTCAGGCTCAAGTATAAGTTGATGAAAATACCTACCTTTTGCAAACGCAGGGTTATCTTCTGTCCTTACACCAAACTCTCTTGGATTCGTCAATAAAGTACCTATGTCGGAGTTTGATAGATATTGGCTACCAAACTCCCCATAGTACTCATTATCATCTTTTAATCTTTCTAATACATCTTTCATTTCAGTAGTTTTTGTAGTTCTGATTTAGTAGATGTACTGATAGTATACTTTGTTTTAAGTTGATCTAAAATGGTGTCTATGCCTTTTGATTTGTTAGCTTTAACAAACGCACTAACCTTACTCCAATTATCATCATCTTTTTTCAATGAGATGAGAGCTATTTCTTTCACCTCCTCTTGAACTTCTGACGTTGGTATATCATCACCTGCAAAGATGTATATGCCAAGACCAAACATAGCGAGGTTTTTAACTAAACACCTCATCATTGTTTTGTTGATGTCGAATGTTGTCGCAGCCTCAACACTTTTCTCTCCATATCTTGTAGAGTATTTGTAAGGTTGTTTCTTCATTGACTTGTTAGCACCATCCATAACAGGTAACCACATAGGTAGTGTTTCCCCATCAATAGTAACTGATGTGTTGCACATAAAACCTAACGCATCATCGTAGGTTGTCTCTCCGATTTCATACGTTGCATCAGGGCAATTCTTTTTAACCTCGCTCCAAGCGTAAGCCCAAGATAAATAGGTTAGTCCATTTTTCTTCTCAACGAATTTGTTTACGTTGATCTTCGATAACATTTCAAATGTTGTCTCTTTCTTTTTTGTTGTCATTTAATTTATTATTTAATTTATTGTAATTAGACATTAGATCATCTCTAAGTGTCCATAATTGTTTTACTTTTTTACTGCTATTCTTATCGTTAACTTCATCTCTAATCCTACTCTCTATTGCCTTTAATTTTAAACGATAATTGTACAAAGTTACCTCAAAAACTCCACATTTCCAACCGTATTTTTTAAAAAAATCCATATGTTCTTCGCTTATTGGTACGTACATTGAATGGTTTGTGTTTAGTATTTGAATCTCGTGTGTATAATCATCTTTGATTAACTTAACTCCAAGTAGAGATATAGATTGATAGCCGTTGTTGATTAGTTTAGCTGATGCTTTATCACTAAGTGCTTGATTAAATATATCTTCTAATTTGTACATATATCTTCAATTAATTGTTTATAATCAGCATCTTTTTTTATCTTCTCTCTGATTCTTTTTATGCCGTGAGATATAGTTGTATGGTATTTAACCTCATAACCTTTACTTGTCATAAGCCTTTGTATGTTTACTAATTGGAATCCATTTTCAAAGCACACAAAGTATAGTATCTGCCTTGCATCCACTACCTCCCTCTCTCCAATATCATCAAATAGTTTTTTCTTTGGCATTTTAAATGCTTTAGCTATTTTCTTTACGTACTCGTCAAATCTTTTGTGTTTCATTTTTATTTTCGTTATTTTTTCTCTCTCTGTTAATTTTCTCCCACTCATTGTACCAATAGTCGGAGTCTGCATATACGGTATAAAAATCCATAGAATGCATTTCTTCTAATAATGTTTTAGTCTTGCTCATTTTTTGCTATAATTAATAATATTAAATACCCTGCTAAATCGAATAACGTGTCTTCTGTTTTATCGTTTAGCCCTTTGTTCTTAATCCTACTTAACTTATCGTCTATCCTCGCACACAGAGAGTCTACTGCATTCTGCTTTGAGAATACATTAAGTGGCTCTAATGCCGAGTTACCATAAGCCTTGTTCTTTTTTAATAGTAAGTCTCGTAACTGATTTGTAATTTCCGTGATCTGATTTTCACTCTTCGGGTTATCCAAAAGTTGTTGCAACTTTTGAATCTCTAATTTAGACGCACCCATTGTTTTTGCGTCTAATAATTGTTCTTTAATTGATTTCTCTTTCATTTAAAACAGTCTTATTTGTGTTTGTGGTTTATAACTTGCATCGTATCTTTTGTTATCTCCTTTTGGGTATTCTAATATATCCATTTTTAATTTTGTTTTCATTTTCTTAAC